TTATAATTTTAATCTAGATATAGATGAAGTAATTCAAGAAGCCACAGAAATGATAGGTGGTGAACAAACTCTTGGTCATACACCACAATCAGCTAGAAGGTCTATAAATTTATTATTAAATGATTGGCAAAATAGAGGTGTTCTATTATGGACAACATTTACTACAGCAGTAACAGTAGCAACAAGTGTTACATCTTATGATTTAGAAAACTCAGTAAATGATGCATTAGTAATTACAGTTAAAGCAAGTGTATCAGCTACAGAAACACAATTAACAAGAATATCATTTGAAGAATATAATGTGCTACCTAATAAATCACAAACAGGTAGACCAACACAATATGCTATAAAAAGAAATGTAGATAAACCTACAATATTTTTATATCCTATACCTGATAATAGTTCAGAGATATTAACAATAGAAGCAATACGACAAGTAGAAGATGTAAATAAATCTGCAGAACAAAATGCAGATATACCAAAAAGATTTTTACCTTGTTTAACATATGGTTTAGCTTACTATCTTTCACAAAAAAGAGCAGGCATGCCTATGGATAGAATAGCTATGTTAAAAACAAGTTATGAAGAAACATTACAAAGAGCTATGGAAGAAGATAAAGAAAGAGCAAGTATTTATTTTAAACCTAAACTAGGATATATTTAATGTCTAGAAGAAGTACAAAAGCAAGAGCTATGTGTGATTCATGTTCATTTGTTTATGACATGAGAGTTATGAAATTAAATAGTTATGATATGTTAATATGTCCTGAATGTTTTGAAGGTAATTATGATTTAAAAAATCATCCACAAAATAAATCTGCTGATGTAAGAGATGATACTATAGTTCAAAATGCAAGACCAGATATTTTTGGTAGAAATCTTAAATGGGAAGATGCTAATATTACATGGAGTGATATTCCAACACCAGATACTAGAAAGTGGGGTACAGTATGAGTGATTTAACAAATAGTTTAATTAATGCTACATATAAAAAATTAATACAAGTTAGTAGTTCTGGTAATGAAGGTATATCAAATACATTAACAAACGTACAAACAGGAGATGGTACTAACACAGCTTTAAAATTAGCTACTAGTGCTGCTCAAGTAGATGGTACATTATTTGTAGAACAAACCTTTGGAGTATCAGGTGATGCTTCTGTAGCAGGTAATTTAGCTATATCTAATAAAGTATGTGCTAGTGCATATTATGGTGATGGTTCTAATTTAACAGGATTAGTATTTACTGGTGATGTATCTGTATCAAGTTTAATAGTTACTAATAATGTAACTGTAGGTGGTAATGTTACTATTGGTGGTAATATTATGGTATCTGGTGGTGAGATACAAGTAAAGAATACAGGCACACAATCTAATATAAAACTATATTGTGAATCTTCTAATGCACATTATGCAGCATTACAAGCTCCACCACATAGTTCTTTTAGTGGTAATATAACAATTACACTACCAACAAGTGCAGCAACCTTAGTTGGTACATCTACAACAGATACATTAACAAATAAAACATTTGGTGATGCAGTAACTTTTGATGATGATATATCAGTTAGTGGTAATTCAAACTTTGGTGGTACTGTAACAGTTGCAGGAGCAACATCATTAGCATCTACATTAGCTGTAGGTGGTGCTGCTACTTTTGAAAGTACAGCAACTGTATCAGGAACTGCAGGTTTCTTAGGAGCTGTTAGAGTTTCAGGTAATGCATCTGTAGGTGGTACATTAGATGTTGGAGGTAATGTAAGTATAGGAGGTAACGTAACTGTAAAAGGTGATGTTCATGTTAGCTCTAAAGTTTGTGCTTCTGCATTTTATGGTGATGGTACAAATATTACAGGTATACCTATTACAGGTAATATATCAGTTTCAAATGCTGTAGTTGGTGGTACATTATTTGTATCTTCAACTGCAACAATAAAAGGTGCTACATCTTTAGCAAGTACATTAGATGTAGCAGGAAATACTTCTATAGGTGGTACTTCTAATATAACAGGCAAAGCTGAATTTGAGGATGATGTTTCTGTATCTGGTAATGTTAATATAGGTGGTACAACTACTATAGCAGGAAATACAAGTATTGGTGGAACACTTGATGTAGCAGGTAATGTATCATTAGGTGGTAATGTTACAGTTAAAGGAGATGTGCATGTAAGTTCTAAAGTGTGTGCTTCAGCTTTCTTTGGAGATGGTTCTAATTTAAGTAATATTACTGCTATTGTTCAAGGTAATATATCAGTTTCAAATGCTACTATAGGTGGTAATTTATATGTGAGTGGCACTACTACAGTTATAGGTGCTACACATTTACAAAGCACACTTAGTGTAAATGGTGCTGCAAATTTTAATTCTACAGTAACTATTAAAGGAGATGTATCAGTATCAGGAGATATAAATGTTGGAGGACATGTAACAATAGCAGGAGCAGTATCTTTAGGTAGTACACTAGATGTAAATGGTAATGCTTCAGTAGGAGGAACATTTCTTGCAACAGGTAAAGCAGAGTTTGAAGATGATGTTTCTGTTTCTGGTAATGCAGTTATTGGAGGAACAGTAAGTCTTAGTGGTGGTATTGTAGATGTTAAAAATGGTGGTTCAGAATCTGTAATAAGATTATATTGTGAGTCAGGTAATGCACATTATGCAGAAATAAAAGCACCTGCACATTCTGCATTTTCTGGTAATATAAGTTTAGTATTGCCTGCATCTGCAGATACATTAGCAGGATTAGCAGCAACACAAACATTTAGTAATAAAACATTTAGTGATAAAGTAGAATTTGATAATGATGTTTGTATATCTGGTAATGCTTTTATAGGTGGTACAGCAACAATAGCAGGTAATGTATCTATAGGTGGCACATCAAATATTACAGGTAAAGCAGAATTTGAAGATGATGTATCAGTAAGTGGTAATGTTGCTATAGGAGGAACAACTACTATAACTGGTGCTGTATCTTTAGGAAGTACATTAGATGTTAATAGTAATGTATCTATAGGTGGAACTTCTAATATAACAGGCAAAGCTGAGTTTGAAGGTGATGTATCTGTATCAGGAGATATAAATGTAGGTGGTCATGTAACTATAGCAGGTGCTGTATCTCTTGGAAGTACATTAGATGTAGCAGGTAATACATCTGTATCTGGTGATTTAAATATAGGTGGGCATGCAACTGTAGCAGGAGCTTTATCAGTAGGTGGTGCAGTATCAGTAGGAGGTGCTGTTAATTTATTATCAACAGCTACAGTAAGTGGTGCAGCAGGTTTCTTAGGTACAGTAAGAGTATCAGGTAATACTTCATTAGAAGGACAATTACAATTAACAAAAAGTGCAGCAGCAGTTGTATGTGCAACAGCTATTAATGGTGTAGCTTCAGTATCATTAAACTTTGGTAATGCACAAAATTTTAGTACAACAGTTACAGCAGCACATACATTAGCTAAACCTATAGGATGTAGAACAGGACAAACAGGAAGTATATTTATGGTTCAAAGTGGAGGTAGTGGAACTATGGCATATAATGCAGATTTTAAATTTATAGGTGGTACAGACCCAACCTTATCAACAGCAGATGGTGCAGTAGATAGATTAGATTATATTGTAGTATCTGCATCTAGTGATGGAGTTGGTGGAGATATTCATATGGTAATTTCACAGGCATACGCATAATGGGAGTCTTTCAAAATAATTTATTAGCAGGAGCTGCAGCAGCAGCAAGCTCTGGAGCAGCAGGTTTTTATGACCATCAAATAGAACAGAGCTGTAGATTTGATTATAGTGATGATACAACTTTAAATAGAACAAATTCTTTTTCTGCAATTACTACTTTTACTTTTTCTACTTGGTTTAAAAGAGGAAGATTAGACCCTTATACTGGTGGTCAATATGGATTTGTTTTAAAGTGTGACTCTAATAAAGGTGTAGGTTTTACAGATGGAGACCAAATAACTGTTTTAAATGGTTCTTCTCATGCTATTGGTAGTGCAGTTCATAGAGATACTACTGGATGGGGACATTTACTATTATCAGTAAGTAGTGGAACTGGAACAGCTTTTGTTAATGGAGTTCAACAATCACAAAATAGTGGTATGCAACTTGTTGGTGGTGCTGATGGAGAAACTATTGGTATATGTAATTATGGAACTAATAACTTTGATGGATTACTAGCAGAAACAGCTCTAATAGATGGACAGGCTTTAGCTTACACTTCATTTGCAGAATTTAAAAATGGCATACTCATACCAAAAGATATAAGTGGACTTACATTTGGTACACAAGGTTTTCATCTTAAATATGAAAATGCAAGTGACCTTGGTAATGATAGTTCAGGAAATAATAATGATTATACAGGAACAAATATGGGTGCAGACCATCAAGTTCTTGATAGTCCTACATTTGGGAGTTAATTAATATGGCAAGTAGTGGAAATTTTTGTGTAATGAATTCTTTAGTAGTAGGAAGCAGTAATACACAATCACAAGTAGCAGAATTAAGTAGAGGTAATCTTCATACAAAACCTACTATTAATGATAGATATGGTCAAGCCTTAGGAACTCATGGTGTTAAAACTGGTAAATGGTACACAGAATGGTATATTGAGGAAGATGGTTATCCTTCTTGGTTAGTAGGTTGGTATCATGGAGACCAAATTGGAATTTATGATGGTAGTGGTGTATCTAATGTAGCTAACTTTTGTAGTATGGGATATTTTACAGGTACTTATATTTACCTTACTCCTTTTGGAGTTACCTCTACATCTGGAGGAGCTTCTAATAGACAAGATTACTCTACATTTACAAATCAAGGTGTTCCTACAACTGGTGATGTTATAATGAATTGTATGGATTTTGATGCAGGTAAAGGTTGGTGGGGTATTAATAATGTATGGGGAAATTCAGGTTCTGGAGCAGGAGACCCTGCTAATGGTACTAATCCTAATTTAACATGGACTGTTGCAGATTATGCTGACTATAAATTTCCTATTACTCTTAATTGGGCTCAGTCTGGATATACTCCAGGAGAAATAGTATTTAATGCAGGTCAAGATAGCACATTTACTGGAGAAATATCAGCAGGAGGTAATGCAGATGGAAATGGTTTTGGAGATTTTAAATATGCACCTCCTTCAGGATTCTTGGCTTTATGTTCAGGCAACTTACCCATATCAGATGACATAGACCCTGCACAAACTGATGACGATATTCCAACTAAACAATTTGATGTAACTACTTGGACTGGTAATGGTAGTTCTAGAACAATAACAACAAATATGCAACCAGATTTAGTATGGATTAAATCAAGAAGTAATGCTAACTCTAATGAACTTTATGATAGTTCAAGAGGTGCAACAAAAAGATTAAGGTCAGATACAACAAATAGTGAAGATACTAGGTCAAGTGAATTAACTGGTTTTTCTAGTAATGGTTTTACATTAGGTTCGAGCACATATGGTGGAACTAATTATAATAACTATACTTATGTTGGATGGTCGTGGAGAGCAAATGGGGGAACAACAGCTAGTAATAGTAATGGACAAACTACAAGTACAGTACAGGCTAATCAAGCAGCAGGCTTTAGTATAGTTGAATATGCAGGAACTTTGACAGGCTCTGGAACAAAAACTATAGGACATGGTCTAAGTAAAGCACCTGAATGTATAATGATTAAAAATCCAAATAAAACAGGAAGATGGTTTGTTCAGCATACTGGTTTAACAAGTTGGAATTATTATATTTCGCTTAATACAAATAGTGCACAAACTAATGCATCTGGTAATGGTAGTATGTCTGACCCAACAAATACAGTTTTTTATACTAATTGGACAGAAGGTTCTAATGAAAATCCTTATAATCATATAGCATATGTGTGGCATTCAGTTGAAGGATATAGTAAGTTTGGAAAATTTGAAGGTAATTCTAATGATGATGGACCATTTATCTATACAGGTTTTAGACCTCGTATGCTTTGGATAAAAGAAATAGATACTGCTGATGATTGGGTAGTATATGATACAGCTAGAAGTACCTTTAACCCTGTCCAAAAAGTTCTTAGATATGAAAATGCTACTTCAGAATTTGATGGTACTTCAAGAGCAATAGATATGCTTTCAAATGGTTTTAAAATTAGAACCAGTAATAATACTATAAATCAAAGCAATACTTTTGTTTATGGATGTTTTGGTGACGTTCCATTTAAATATAACAATACTTTTTAGGAGGTGAAATAATATGTGGGCTTATATAAAGGATAATAAAATAGAACAAATCTATCAAAGACCAAAATCTTTGATACTAGGTGAAGTTCGTTATCCATCTAATATGTTTACTAAATATACAGATGCTGAGAAAGCTGCTATAGGAATATATCCTGTAGAAGATAATGGAACAAAAGGAGATGATAGATTTGAAAATACTTCACAAGCTACATATACCTGGAGTGCTTCTGATAAAAAAGTAACAACATCTTATACAATAACAGAAAAATCTTTAGTAGATGTAGAAGCTAAAGATGAATCTGGTAATAATATATTAGATGAAAAAGGTAATAAAACTTATACCTATGGTTTAAAAACACAAGCTAAGAATAAAGCTAAACAACAAGCTAATAGTTATATAAAGCAGTTTAATTGGTTAGTAGAGAGAAGTATCTACGATAGTAGTAAAGCTATACCAGATGCAGTTAAGACTTATGTAGCAGCTATTAAAACTGATTGTGCTAATATAGAAACTGCAATAGATAATGCTAGTGATATGGCAGCTTTTAAAAAACTATACGATTGGGAATACAATGAAGATGGTAGTGTAAAAACTATTGCACCAATCCATAACTGGAGTGATGATTATGATGTTCAACAATATGTTAGATAGAATTAAAAAGTTCTATAAAAAATTTAAAAAAAGATTATTTGGTAAACTTTGTGAGTGTAATAACTAATGAAATATTTAATAATAGGTTTATGTTTAACTTTAACTTTTTGCACTTGTACTTTTGGTAATGTTATTACAAGAGAATACTCAACTAAATACGTATGTGCTAAAAGAAGTATTGCAATTAATGACTTAGAAAATAGATTAGACTTTACTAGAAAAGCTTATTCAGTAACTTCTAATAATCAAATTATAGAATTATATACTAATAAATACAAAGGTAACTGGTTAATTATGGTAACAGGAACAGACAAAATCACTTGTGGTCTTATAGGTGGTCAACAAGAATTTATATTTGAATAGGAGAATAATATGGCATCAACATTTACAAGTAGTCTAAGACTAACAAAACAGGGTGATGGAGATAATCCTAACTCATGGGGTGTTGTATTAAATGATGGTGTTATTAGTTTAGTAGATGATGCTATTGCAGGATATACAACAGTATCTTTAGGTTCAGCAGCAACAGTAACATTATCAGCAATAGATGGTGGTGGAGATGTACCACGTTCTGCATTTTTAGAACTTAAAGGTTCAGTAGGTGGTAGTAATAATACTATATCTATGATAATACCTGCTCAGTCTAAAAGCTATGTTATTAATAATAAAGTATCTGCTAATACTACAGCAAGTGATGTAGTTAAACTTAAAACAGCTAGTGGTGATGGACACACT